GACCTTGAAACCTTAGCAGTTACGCCGCAAGCCACAGTCCTAACATTAGGTGCAGTGCACTTTAACCCGTACGGCAACGGGTATGGGGACAAACTTTATTTAAGAATCGACATTGACGAGCAAGACACCCTCGGGAGAGAAGTCGATCCAAAGACTATCGAATGGTGGTCTAAGCAAGATCCTGCGATTATGGAAGAAGCATTTAATCCAGACAATCGAGTTTCGCTATCGGATGCAATGGATCAATTTCACAAGTTTGCGTGGGGTTGTAAGGCGTTTTGGAGTCACGGTGCAACATTTGACCTAGTGATTATCGAAGATGTGTTACGGCAACTCGGTAAGCCAGTGCCGTGGAACTTCTGGCAACTACGGGACACTCGAACAATTTTTGATTTAGGGCTAGATCCGGACATGCCAAAAGGCGGTTTGCACAATGCACTCGAAGATGCGATCCGACAAGCAGTCGGTGTGCAAAACATTTACCGTAAACTTGGAATTCAACCTAAGTAATTTCTTCAATGCAAACTGCGTTTGATATAACCTGCGGAACAGACGAAGCAACTTCGTCTGTTTTTAAACATTGGGCAAGGTACCCAATTGATGACAAACGAGCTGTTCGTATGTGGCTCACGAACCATTTCGGCCCCCCTTTGCATCCACAGGACAATGAAGCCCTTGTTGCAGATGACCGAAAATGGACATTTGGGCTGTCCTATGTCTGGTTTAAATCTTTAAGTGACAGGACGTTTTTTATGTTACACTGGTCTTGACGACGCACATTAAATAGCGTATAATGCATTCATAGTTAAGAATAGACTTAGCTAATTTTTCTAAAGGAGTTTTAGATGAGCAACAAGCGTGAACAGTTTCTTAGCGGTTATAATGGTAAGTCTCTTCTTGATAAGTATCCGCTGACCACTTATGGAACCTGGAGAATTTTTGGAGAGGATGGTAACCCCGATTTCGGAGGCAGCCATCATTGTCCGGAACTTTCTCTTGTCGAAGGCACGCTTAACGATATTATTAACTATGCAGTGGCTCTGCCTAGATTTTGGGCGTGGGGCTCAGGCGGAGAGATTCGCTTTGTTAATACTCCGGTAAAGATCGTTCCCGACACTGTGAAAAAAATTCGTGAGTTGCAAGAAAAGAAAAATGAGCTTCGGCAAGAAATTGACGAGATCGACAAGCAGCTTGCGTGTCTTGGCGTCGAATAATTGACGTAAATTTTATTCTGTAGTATAATTTTCAAACAGTAAAAATAGATTTACTGTATTTTTTCTAAAGGAGTTTTAGAATGTCAAAAAACAAATATAATGTGGTAGTTCTTATTGGCCGTTTTCAACCGGTGCATAATGCGCACATCGAACTGCTGCGAAAAGCATCCGAAATGGCAGATAAAGTGGTAATTGTTGTCGGATCTGCACACCAACCGCGCACTTTTAAGAATCCATTTACCAGCAGTGAACGCGAAACGATGATCCACCGAGCGATCGATAAACTGTGCAGTAACACTACCCGGTTTTACGTTGAACACAATATTGACACCATTTACAATAACACTGCGTGGGCAACTCGTGTTCAATCTCTTGTTGCTAAGCACTCGGCGCCTGGCGACAAAATTGCAATCATTGGACACGAAAAAGACGAAACTAGTTTTTATCTGAGCATGTTCCCGCAATGGGATCGCGAAGAAGTTGATCTCATCGAACCGCTGCACGCCACTGATGTCCGTGATCTGTTTTTCCAGAACGATTTTAACATCAAGTTTTTGCAAGGTGTAGTTCCTGAAACTACCATTGAGTTCTTGCAAAAGTTTGCTAAGACGGAAGATTTCCTGCAAGTAGTTCGTGAACGAGAGTTCGTTGCAAATTATAAGAAGCAGTTTGCTTCGTTGCCTTATCCTCCGATCTTTGTTACAAGCGATGCGGTGGTGATTCAAAGTGGGCATGTGCTAATGGTCAAACGGCGCAGCGAGCCAGGCCGTGGGCTCTGGGCTCTCCCTGGCGGGTTTGTTAATGCAAATACCGACGCAAGTGTTGAAGATGCAGCCATTCGTGAACTTAAAGAAGAAACGGGAATTAAAGTTCCGGTTCCGGTCCTTCGAGGAAATATTAAAGCATCTCGTGTCTTTGACGCAGTTAATCGATCTGCACGCGGCCGGACTATTACCCACGCTTTCTGCATTGTTCTCCCAGATGGTCCTCTGCCTAAAGTTAAAGGGTCCGATGATGCGGAAAAGGCATGTTGGGTCCCGATCAATGATGTTCGAACTGATCAGTGTTTCGAAGATCACTACGAAATTGTTTCCTGGGCAATCGGGGGAGTTAGTTAAATGTCTCGTCCTGATGTGTACTCAATTACTTCGCCGATCTCGACACAGAACCCTACTGCTTATCACGAAAGATTCGAACCGATATACGAATTTTTTGATAAGGTCGGTGCAACTGAGATTACATTGCATCACTCTACCTGGAGTGCAGTAAGGGTTTCGGCCTGCTGGTTTGCCCGATGCGACGACAGAGCGTTAAGTATGCTAGCACTCGGTGGGTACAAAATTGGCAAAAACGAAACCAAATCGGCATACGAGCAGGTAACTAAAAAATTTCAAAAGGCGTTTGATAGCATAGATTTCTCGGGGTTTGAGCTTCGTGAAGTTGATATTATGAAAGTTGCCGCAGATGTGTTGGCACAAAAAATGAAGCAGATTGCCGGAGAAAATAATTAGCTATGTATGAATATCTGTTTAAAAGTGCAGATCCGATACTTTGGTTTTTGACCAATGACGCATTAGCACGCGACGGCACGATTACTGCAACTTCGTTTGCTGACTTTGTGAAAGAAGTGTACAACGCCGAAGTTATCAACGACGGCACTCGAATTATCGGCATTCAATATAAAGACCCAGGGACTTTAACGCTTCTGACTCTAAAAGCAGGTTAACATAAATGATCAAAGTTAACGAGTTTTATCTTTTTAAGAAAGGCGATGATCCGATTCTTAGCGCATTGCTTCATGATGCTATGTCGCATGGGGCATCAACTGGCGATGACGTAAGACAGCATGCAAAAGAATCATTTGGAGCAATCATTTACACAAGCCAGATTGAAGGGTGGTGGGGAGTAAAGTTCATTCACCCCCGAAAGTTAACCATGTTTTTACTAAAGGTGTAAAATGCTCGAATATTCGTGGGATGTTGATAAAAACGATCCGATGATAATCAACGTAATGCATCGCGGGGAACGAATTCTTCGAATCTTTATCGGGGAAGCCATGGAGTATGCTGGCCGCCGAAATGTTATGAAGCATGTTGCCGAATGCGATCGCTCACCGTGGATTACAACCTGGGAGCGAGGGCCTGCAGCCGACACAATGAACGCCCTCAAACAGTCTTGACAACTTGCGGTATACGTTGTATAATACACACATGAAAACGCAATTCAAAGTAAAGATTACCGAAGAAGACATCACGTTCGGGCCAAAGCAGATTGCAGATCGGCTGCATGCGATGGTAGTTGCAACCGACCTTATGCAACAAGGCTACCGAAAGGTAAGCAATGCATATTGCCGAGTTGCACGAATCGACCGAGACGATTGGCTCGACGTGTTAGCTCAGGAACGTAGGTGCAGTCGGGCAGATTTTTATAATGTCAACGGATCAGGAATTGGCAATCAGCATCGCGACCACTATGTGAGAGTTTTCAGCAAAGACGTGTTAACTGTTCATCCGATGGTTATGCGAGAAATGAACGCTTGGTTTTAAACTAAGGAAAAACTATGCAGATCAGATTTAAAAATGCAAAACTGCAAGAAATTGCAGATGAATGCGGACTGTACATTGCAGAGCACAACTCGGAAGTTACTTCTCAGGAGATCGAGTTCTTTGCAACTGAATTGATTCGCCGAGTTGTGGATACCATCGACTATACCGCATGGAAAGCATCTAACGATATTAATATCGATGATGCCGAAACGATTAAAAACGCAATTATCACCAAATATCAGGTAACACTTAAAAAATGAATGCACACATTCAGAAACTTGTAGATAAAGCTACAGTTAACGGGCATCTCGATCCGGAAACATTCGCAAAACTAATCGTCGAAGACTGCGCCGCCGGCATTCGAGCTCGCGGCCGGCTCGATGATACTCGGCCGCAGGCGCAGATTTATAGCAGGATGATCCGTGTTCACTACGGGCTCGAATGAATCCGATTGTTGTTGGTACGTGTACAGTGCTGGCGAATTAATTTGCATTGTATACGATGAACCGACGGCTGAGTTATATAGAGATAGCGGCTTCCGCGTCATTACACACTTTGTTTAATATGATTGATATTGTTTTTAACACATCTGATAAGATTCAAAACAACAGAACTCCGTTTGAAATTTTCGCACATTTGTCAGAAGAATTGGGAGAATTAGCCGAAGAAATGATTATCCATGAAGGCTTGAGCTATAAGTCTGCAGGCAAAGACGGAATTGTTGGCGAAGCGGTTGACGCAATTATTTGTATTCTTGACCTAGTTCATCGCACTCGCCCAGAATGCACAGCAGATCAACTAGCCAAAATTGCAGAACTGAAATGTAGCAAATGGGAAGAAAAGGCCCAGGGGAGACGATAATGAAAGTAATTACCATAGACTGCTTCGAACTACTGGTACCAGACGGTGGCGGGATATCGGAAAATCGAGTAGGACTTGTAGCAACCGAAGAACTTGCAAAACAATGGGTTAGTCAAGCTTCCGGGTGGCCAAGGTATCACCGCCGTCTATCCGAGCGTATTGTTGTTTTTGATTCTCTTCAAGAACTGGAAGAGAATAGCATCAAAAAGCGGCGAGCCAGGGCACTAGCAAAACTAGATGCAGATGATATCGAAGTATTAGGTATCGATATCTCTTGACATATATGCTAACTCGTGTATAATCGATGTATATACAGAAGGTGAACTATGAAAATCCGCTGGTACCATTGGTTGCTCTATCGTCTTTATCATGCTGTTTGGGATCCTTTGTTAGAAGAGAGACCGCATATGGTTAGAAAGATCCATCAACATATGGGACAATGGCTCGATTGGCAAGATCAGAAAATCCTCAATCGCAGAGCGTCTTTTCATGTAATTACCAAAAACGATGAATAGCTTACGATAGACGTAAGCTACACTTTAATAAAGGATTTTTATTATGTGGACAAATGTCCAAATTTTTCAAGATGAGAAAGAGCATGTCAAAAAATACGTATTCGAACGCGACGACATCGCTGTGGAATCGGTTCTTTACCGATATCCAACTTACACTGAACGAACTGTTCTTTGTATTTCCACAATGTGTGGATGTCCTATGGGTTGCCGCTTCTGCGGCACTGGTGACTACTTCGTTCGGTCTCTGACCGCAGAAGAAATCGTTGCACAAGCAACGTATATTCTTGATAGCCAAATTGATGGCATCAACCCTTCAGAGATTAAAAAGCTGCAAATTATGGTTATGAGTATGGGCGAACCTGCTCTAGTTAAAGCTTTGTGGGAAGCATTTCGAATTCTGCATAAAAAGTACCCTAACGCAGCATTGCTGATCAGCTCAAGCGGACCAAAGATTGATTATTCTTGGATCCGAGAAATGAGCGTAGAAATTCCTACAGTCGGCCTACAGTTCAGTGTTCACGAAAGCACCGATACTGCTCGTAACGCACTTATTCCTTTTAAAAACAAGCTAAATCTCTTTGAAATTGCTAAAGAAGGTCTCGAATGGTTTATCGCTACCCGCAGAAAACCATACTTCAACTATTGCGCTCACGGGAATAACAGTTCCGAAGAAGATGTTGAACGTCTTTTTAATTTGTTTAATCCTAGTGTTTGGGAAGCAACAGTAAGCGTGATCTGCGAGCGCGAGTCGCATGCACAAGCCACTAACGAACATCAGCGAAACCTTGCAATCGAGTTTGGAAACAAACTTGTCGAACGCGGGTATAACGTCCGTGTGTTCGACCCAGCTGGGCAAGATACTATCGGAGGTGGCTGCGGCCAGCTCTGGTTTGTCCAAGATTGGATGAAGGCACATCCTGATCTCGCAAAACCGAGTGCTGGAAACGGCCTTCAGAAAATTCACACTCCCGTCTCATGGAAAATGTAAAACCTTTATATGTAAATTTTGAATCGTGTTCAAAGACGCCGCAAGAGCTACTCACTGCTGTTGAGTTGTTAATATTCGAAATGCTCTCTGATTTACAAATCAACAACGAGGACGCTAACGACGACATCCTTGAAGATTTTATTTACTGCGAAGAAAAACGAGAGTTTTTTGTTAATTGGGCAAAAGAAACAAAAAACATCAATCTTAAATTTTTTTTGTATGATGTTTCTTATGCATTCGGATTTATTGTATATCCAAACGCAGAATTTACAGTATATTTACTAAAAGGAGCAAGCATTGCTAACCAAAATTAACGGAAATTTGCTAGATCTAGCTGACAGTGGCAAATTTGATATAATCGTACACGGTTGTAATTGCTTCAACACTATGGGGTCAGGAATCGCAAAACAAATTCGCGAGCGATATCCAGATGCATACGAAGCCGATACTGCTTTCGGAAGTAAGGGTGACTACGACAAGCTTGGAAACTTTTCGTTTGCTAATGTAATGGTAAACGGAAAGTTGTTAACCATCGTTAACGCATATACCCAATATGACTTTAATCGCTCTGGCGATAAGTCAGATGTGTTTGAGTATACATCTTTTCAATTGATTCTGCAGAAACTAGTTCATCATGCTCCTACTATGCGATTTGGGCTTCCATTAATCGGTATGGGGCTTGCTGGAGGCAACAAAGATCGCATTATGACAATGATTGAAGAGTTTGCCAGCCAGATTAAACTCAAGGGCGGGAGTGTCACTTTGGTAGAGTTTAAACCATGAGAAACCCTGCAACATTTATTAGTCACAACGATTTTAATTCGTTTACAGAACTTCTTTATTTGCGAATTTACGGCGGCCAACAGGTCTTGGTTAAGCTAAGAGACGGGAGAATTACTCCGGTAATGTGGCATAACGGAACCAAAGACGAACCCGACTCGTACTTTTTCTACAATAGCGAAAGCGTGTATTTTATTTGGAACAAGGACGGTACTAGTATTACTCGATCGGCGTTTGACATAATGGAAGATTTGGAGAATTAATTTATGAGCATGAACGTGTATATCTATGCTACTCGAAAAGCCTGGACTAAAAATAAAGCAGGAAAAAAGGTAGCATTCGAAGACATTGTTAAATTTAATGCAGTGCAAACTCCTACATCAGCAACGCACGAGATTCTTAACAGTTCTAACCCAGAAGCTGCATACTGCAAATGGGTGCTTGCCCATTTTGAAGATCAAATTGAAGATGTATTCGCCGACGACGATCTGTTTTGTGAGCGAGCCCCGGTCGGTAAACAAGTATTCAACTACGGGCGAGAGCACGTTGAGCGGTTTAATCAATGGAAGTCTGAAGTAGATGAGCAAGGATATACTATTAAATTTGAAATGATTTAAGGTTGACACACTTTGTTATACCGTGTATAATACACGTATAACTTAACGCAAAGGATGTGGTATGAGCCGGTTTCAAAAGTTTGATAATGTTTACCAAGAGGCGATTAAAACGATTGAGCACTTTTTGGACACCAAGGATCCGGCAGGAATCGACGTACTTGCAAAATGGATGCTCGAAACTGATGCCAACCCTTATGCATACTTGCCAGACACTTGGGCCGGTAGTGTCGGGTCTGCAGAGAATTTTGCAAGCCTGCTGCATTACATCCATCACGCGGTGCACGACGACGGCGAAATTACGTTTGTTACAGTAAACGACGAGCCTCGCATTATCTTTGTGTATCCTGAAGACGACGAAATGCTAAAAAAGCATGCTCTCTCGGACACCGAACGCAACATAGCTGCACGAGGGAGTAACTTTAAGTACGATATTAAGGTGCTTGACATTACTCCCGGTGAATTCGGTGCCTTATACGACGAATATCAGCGTCTCGATCTCATGAGGTGCTTTTCGATGGATGCCGGGCGAAACAGTATCGCAACAGCAACCGAATGGTACAAAAAATACAAATGTTTTTCTGAAGATTGGATTTCTGCTTGCTCGGCAGAAATTTCCAAATGGAAAAACTTTTACGATCGCGGGTCAAGGAAATAAACACTTAAGGAAGATGTGTTACCCATCTTCCTTAAGAATCTTGATTGGCGGAACGCGGACTAGGAAGCTTTCCTAAATCTTTAGTGCCGCCCATTTTGTAATATTGTGATATCTTTGTCGGAAGTTCTTGATTTTGACGGACAATGTTTGCCTCGCGACTCGAAATTACCTTTTTTAATAAATCGTCTGCTACATCCGCCGGGTACCCAGACGATATCAAAAGGTTTCGTAATTCGTTTTCCTGCTGTTCTAGATCTACTAGCGTTCTCGCATTAATGATGTTTTTATACAAATCTTGTATAGATTTGCGATGAGAGAGCTTAGCAGAAGGATTTTTTGGAGATTTGTAATTGATATGCACTTTGGGTATTTTTAACCGCTCGAGTAATTTGCAGTTTTCTACCGAGAGAAATAGTCCTTGAGTCTTTTCCCATTCAGAAATCGCTCCCAACCCTGGGTCGAATATAAATCCCCAGTTTAGTGTTTTCCTCATTATGGCGTTCCATTTTGCCTGTGCTGCTATTTCTCGTGCAGCGCCCTTTGACAGCTCCTTAGTTTGGCCTTCATGATCAATGCGACTCCAGCTATCATTTGCTGATACCGGGGGTTGAGTATCTTTAGTTAACTCACGCGCTAGATCGTGGCATAGCCAGAACATACGAGCACCGTCTGAAACGAAATGTGCTGAGGCCGATTTTTGCAGAAGGTCCGAAGACTCAGGGTACGATTTAAGTAAGGTATTAAAGTCTTGGTCGAATTCGTTGTATGTTTCCAAGTTAATTTGTCGGCCGTTAGTTGGCGTTAACACATTTATATAATGTGCATGATCTCTGGTTATAAATCCTCCATTGTCTAGAGTAGCGATGTAATTTTCTCTTAGGTTGTCTGCCTGTCCGGTTAATTCGAAGACATATATTCCAACGGGAGTATTATCGCCAATAAACTGAGGCGTAGGGTTAACACCTATTTTTGGCAGGGTAGTTAACGTGCAATACATATTCGGTTTATTAGCGTAGTCGATGAGTTTATCTCTGATATCTTGACGGTACCCTAATTGCTCTCCTTTGTTTGCTTCGTATAAAAATTCGTATGCTCTCATAAATTTATTTATACAACTACTGTTAGTGAACTTTTTCCAAACATAAAAAGTAGCACAGTATAAATGAAACAATAAATATTTGACACTTAGTATATAATCGCGTATACTAAACACACTTAATGATAGACATTAAGTTCTTTTAATGATAAGGAGTTTATCAAATGAAATTCAATCAAACCCAAATCAGCTCCATGCTGAACAGCATTCTTCTCGACACTGACAGTTACAAAATGAGCCACTTCCTTCAGTACCCGGATGGTACTGAGTATGTCTGGGATTACGTGTCCTCGCGTGGTGGTCAGTATGAGAAGATCATGTTCTTCGGTCTGCAGATGTTTATCAAAGCATATCTACAAGGTCCGGTTGTAACCAAAGAAGCGATCGACCTGGCGGAACTTTTTGCTAAAGCACACGGCGAACCGTTTAATCGAGAAGGTTGGGAATACATTCTCAAAAAGCACAACGGTTATCTTCCGCTGAAGATTCGTGCAGTACGAGAAGGCACGTTGGTGCCGGCTAAGCAGATCGTGTGCAGTGTTGTTAACACCGATCCGAAATGCGGGTGGCTTACTTCTTACGTCGAGCCTCCTCTACTTCGTGGTGTTTGGTATCCGAGCACTGTTGCTACTCGGTCGCGATACATTAAGGACATTATCAAGAAGTATCTGGAAAACACTGCCGATAACGCTAGCGCAGATTTTAAGCTGCACGACTTCGGCGCGCGCGGTGTTAGTTCTAAAGAATCGTCTGGTATCGGTGACGCCGGCCATATGGTGAACTTCCTGGGCAGCGATACTATGATTGGTATTCTGTATGCAATGAAGTATTATCCGGAAGCCGACGGCACTAGTGAAGTTCTTGGTTTCTCGATTCCGGCTGCTGAACACAGCACCACTACTATCCTTGGCCCTGGCGACGGCGAGACTGCGCAGTTCCGTCGTATGATCCAACAGTTCGGTAAGCCTGGCGCAATCTTTGCTTGCGTAAGCGACGGTTTTGACATTTACAAGGCCTGCGAAAAGTGGGGTACCGAGCTTATTGATGAGCTTAAGGCTAGCGGTGCAACCCTTGTTGTTCGCCCTGACTCGGGTGATCCGGTCGATTGCACTATCAAGTGTCTGCGAATCCTTGAAAAGCACTTTGGCGCCGAGCGTAACAGCAAAGGCTTCAAGGTACTAAACAATGTCCGAGTAATTTACGGTGATGGTATCAACGAGCTCACTGTTAATTCTATCTTGCTGGCAATGGAGTGGGAGCGATTTAGCGCCGACAACGTTGCGTTTGGTATGGGCGGCGAGCTTCTGCAAACTCCTAACCGCGATACCAACAAGTGGGCAATGAAGTGTTCGGCTGCCTGCATCAACGGCGAATGGGTTGATGTTTACAAGGATCCGATTACTGACAAGGGCAAGGCATCCTTTAAGGGCCAGATGAGTTTGTTCCGTAACAAGGAAACTGGCGAATATGCAAGTCTGCGTATCGACCAAGGTGAAGTTGATCCTGTTTGGGAAGACCAGTTTGTTGATGTGTTCGAAAACGGCGAACTGCTAGTTGAGTACAGTTTTACCGATGTTCGCAAGCTGGCAAATAGTCAATAAGTTAGCTTGGTAAAAACAAAAAGCAGTAGAGGTTGACCTCTACTGCTTTTTTACGTATAATACACTATGAAAAGTTTCAACGAGTATCCTACGCTTGAGCATCGAGTTAATTTTCGTCAGACAGAGACATGGTATAGCGGAAATTGGCAAGACATAAGCAAATGGTGCGATGAAGTAATAGGGCCCAATGATTGGAGTTTTTACAATAGTTTTTTTGTCTTTAATACAGAACATCAAAAACTCATGTTTCTGTTAAAATGGGGGTCTAGGTGACTCCGCAAAAGGATTTTAAATGTCTAAATTAGATGAATTCGAAACGCAAAGAATCTCAAGATTTCCTAACACACCGGAAATAACCCATCAAATGTGGAAATTAGAAGATATCCGCAAACAAAAAAATATCAGCGTGTTAGAATGGGCAAAAAGATACCAGGCAGGCGAATTTGACGATTTTATTTTAGGTAAAAATGAGAATATCTGAAATTTTGCAGCCAGCACACACATTTGATGTAATCGAGTTTCCGATAATCTCAGAGATAGATAAGTTCTACGACAAAGTGATTGCTAAAACTCAGAACTTTCTAAGGCCAGCGCGGGATGTTGATATCGAAACTCTAGTAGAATGGCAATCGATAATTGAACAACTACTTGCAGAAATAGGCGATACTCAATTGCCAGCCGAATGGATGCAAAAAATTCAGAAATTAGATTACTTTTTGCGGTGAGATAAAATTTATGATTTATATTTTCGGAGGCGGCACCGTTAACTATGTCCGCAATCATTTTGCATTGAGCGCACCTGCCTACGGTACTACTGCGCGAAAATTAAGTGCGATGCTCGATCAATTGGAAATGCCAAACCGATTGATGCTTACCAAAATGGCGGACTATCGTAGTCCTATGGAAACTAATGCTGACGTAGAGCTTGCACTCAATGCTGTTTTAAACGATCCTCTTGCAACAACAATTATTTTTAATGTTGCATTGTGCGACTTTTACGCAAATATCAACAGTCTTCCTGCTGGGAAATATGCCCAGCGACTTCAAACTCGTAGCGGTACACAAGTGATCGAGCTCGAGCCTGCAAGAAAATTAATTACAAAGATCAAATCTGTCAGGCCGGATATCTTCTTAGTAGGATTTAAAACTACAGCCGACGAGCCTGAAACGGTTCTTATTGACAAAATGCACAGGCAAGCTGCAGAAACCGGTGCAGACGTCGTCTTTGGTAATGATACATTCACACGAAATAACGTTTTAATGTATAATAACAATGTAGTAGTTGCATCGACTGATCGAGATTGGGTGCTTTCGGCACTGGTCCATATTATGGAAGAACACAGATGACTAAAGTTTACGTTGACGGAGCATACGGAACAGTAGCAATCGAATTAAAAGGGCATCTGCTTCGTTTGTGTGAAAATGGTGTAATTTCGGAAATCATCGAAATTCCGTATGAGAAGTCTAAAGATGTTAATTATCGAGCCGGTGCAATGGCCGCGGCAGATATTGTTATCTTGTGTTTACCCGAAGATCAAGTCAAATTTGCGGTACAAATGGTAGAACGTGTTAATCCGCATACGAGAATTATCGACGCAAGCACTCGGTATCGAACAGATCCTGCCTGGGTGTACGGACTGCCTGAACTCGAACGAGCAATGCCTTGTGTTATTAAAAACGCAGATCGGGTTGCAAATCCAGGTTGCTTTGCAACCGGTTGCGTTTTGCTAGCGCGGGCTGTTGCGTATGCTATGCCCTTTTTAGGAAAAGAAGAACCATATCCTAAGGTGAATTTTTTCGGACTTGCAGGATATTCTGCCGCAGGAAAGCACGCAACCAAAAAAGACCATTATCCACAATTAACACAGATGGGGCAATCTCATAAGCATCTTCCGGAAATTGCCCGGTATGGGCTTGTAGATCCTTCCCTAACCGCAATGATCGGAGATTGGGAACGTGGAATGCTTGTTCAAACAACAGTAGATATCGAAGACACCTATCGACTGTGTGCAATACTTGAGCGTTTATATTCTCACCATCAAAACATTTCGGTCGAGCTAGCGCCAGACGACTGTAGCAAACTTTCTGTGAAATCCTGTAATTTCACTAACAATGTTAAGATTCTTGTTACTCCGCAGCCGAACAAAACTACTACATTGGCCATTGCATACGATAATCTTGGAAAAGGCTCTGCAGGCGCAGTTGCTCAAAATCTCAAAATAATGCTCGGATATGTGGATTAATCCTGTTCCCTACACCCTGGTGCCAACCGACGATAGTATGTCATTTTTGAACATGCCGGCAATGCATACCGGGTTACCAACCGGGAACCATGTGGGTGCGTTTGGTGTGAAGCGAAAGCACCATTGGCACGAAGGTGTTGATTTATATGTACCAAAGGCTACTCCGATTCTTACGGTAGAAGAAGGTGAAGTAGTTGCAGTGGTTCCGTTTACAGGCCCAGCAGCCGGATTACCGTGGTGGTTAGACACGCAGGCAGTTTTTGTTGAAGGCCCAAGCGGAGTGGTAGTATATGGAGAAATCGCACCGCATATTGCCGTCGGCACTCAAGTAGTAGCAGGAACATTAATTGGCGTAGCTATACCGGTCCTTAAACATGATAAAGGACGGCCAATGTGCATGCTGCATTTAGAGTTACATACTCCTGGGTCTCGATCTGCTCCTGAATGGCTTACGGAAGAGAAACCGGAAGTTCTAATAGATCCAACTTCATTTTTGTTAAATGCGCAATGCCTTACAAAACTATAGACTTGGCCAAACTAGCTCAGTATTGTCTCGAGCATCCGGACAATATTGTTTCAGCTGGCATACAAGGAGATTTTTTCTTTACGGCGGATAGAGTCTGGGCAAACGGACGTTGTATACCAAACTCTCGCCCGTTTATCTCGTCCATCTGGGGTACTCCGGTTATATATGACCAAACTACTGACGAATACATCGAGTGCTGGGTTTTGACAGATAGTCTCTGTAGCTGGGATAGCACCGCGATTCGCCTACTAACATTTAGGTAATTAAACATATGCCAAATATTAATGAACTAAACATTCCAGATCCAAAGAAAGACGAACTAATTCGTCAAAGACAGGCGCGCATTGCTGCGATCGCAGCAATGCCAGATGATGATCCAGTTGAAGCGGACTGATTGTGCAAGATGCTCAGCCACATGTATCAGTTTGGGGTACTCCTGTTATCTATAACGAAACTACAAATGAATTTGTCAAATGTTGGAAAGATTCCGATAAGTATGCCAGCTGGGATAACACTGTCGTTCGCTTGTTAACTTTTGCAAAGGGCTATGATGTATCACTTTGAAATCCATGTTACTGTTAGAAGCACGCCGGAGAAATTTCAAGAAGTTTGCAATAAAATCGGTGTAAAGCCGATTGTAGTAGTATTGCAAGATCTTAAATCTGACACGGAATTAGACATGATGACATCGTCTACTGTTACAGATTATGATTCATGTTTAACCACCGCTGCTGCGGAAGCTGCACGAGTAGCATATCTGCTCGAACAAAATGAAATTCCGGTGTTGCGGGTTAAGATCGAGACCGTACCGTGGCACCCGGATGCTCCAACTGCCTTTAACAAAAAGAAGCATACTGATCAGACTTACTTCGAAAGTCATATCCAGTTTGCAATTTCGTCGCAAGACGAGCACGATGTGTTAGCTTCGTTGTGCAAGACCTATAAACTTCATCTTTCAAGAAATAAGTTTAAGGAAGCAAAGGACGGAACTTATATTCAAATGACTACCTTTCGATCGGCTGATATGCCGATCGAAGATTTTAAAAATCATTGTGATCAAGTTGTGCATGCCGCCGAAACATTTGGTTTGAAACTAAACAAACAACCGATGGTAGAGTTTGCAATCTTTGATTCAAATGTAGCGCATGATAATAAATGGGTAGGTATTTAAAATGACAGATATCAATGAATTAAACATTCCAGATCCAAAGAAAGACGAACTAATTCGTCAAAGACAGGCGCGCATTGCTGCGATCGCAGCAATGCCAGATGATGATCCAGTTGAAGCGGACAAGATGATTCCTGACGAAAATAAAGAATCAATTATTAACAGCCTAAGACGGATTAAGAAACTCCTCGAAGACGGAAAGATCTCAAAATGAGATTACACGAAATCATTCCTCCGCATGAACCGGCCGAATTAACATACGATTTGTTGCACGACACTTCTAACGGGGTTATTACTAATTTTATTATCGATCTATACTCATCGGTTGTAAAAGACACATCTCGGTTTCAGTTAACCGCATATGAGCAATAAAACCAAAGCTACATTTCAGATATTCTTGACGAATTGTATAACACTCGTCAGAACATAATTAACAAACAATATCTGCAAAGATGTAAGGCAGGAAAAATGTTACTCGAAATGATTGCGTATTTTGAAGGTAGATGATGACTGATATTAATGAACTAAACATCCCGGATCCAAAGAAAGACGAACTAAACCGTCGGCGGCAATCTCGTATTGCCGAAATTGAAGCAATGCCCGACGATGATCCGGTAGAAGCGGATAAACTGTTGGGTGCGGTTGATAAATCTCAGATAATTAAATTACTAAGCGAGTTCCGGCAAATCTTAAATGGAGGCCGACTTAAAAAATGAAATTATACGAGATTATTCAACCGCATACACCGTTAGAACTGACATACGATTACTTAAAAGATACAACAAACGGAATAGCAACGGATGCTATTATACAAGAATATACCCAGTTTTTAATTACCACTGATAGTACAAGATTAACATCATACGAATTGTTTAGCCCGGGTTCAATTGAACTAGCATTAGACAAGCTAACAACTTTACTTGAAACAATTCCAGACGAATACATTAAGAACACCAAAGCAGGAAAAATGTTGCTCGAAATGATTGCATATTTTGAAGGTAGATAATGACCGACATTAATGATCTAAACATTCCAGATCCGAAGAAAGAAGAACTAATTCGACAAAGACAGGCACGCATTGATGCAATTGCAACAATGCCAGATGATGATCCGGTCAAGGCCGACAAATTACTTGGCCCCATAACTGACGAAAAAAAGAATTATCTTCTCGGTTTATTAGATAGAGTTTCTAATAACTTAGTTAACGGAAAACTAAAGAAATGAGGTTGCCAGAGATAATTCAGCCGCATACACCTGTTGAGTTAACGCACGATTATTTAAAAGATCCGTTAAACGGTGTTATAACAAATCGAGTCATTCGAGATTACAATCAATTTCTTATCGAAACAAATAAAACACAACTATTGGCACATGAGCAATATAGCCCAAATGTTGTTAACGATACCCTAGATACTCTTTTAGAGTTTCATAATGGTATTCCAGACGAATACATTAAGAACACCAAAGCAGGAAAAATGTTGCTCGAAATGATTGCATATTTTGAAGGTAGATAAATGAACCTATACTTAATTATAGTGGCCGCTGTGTTAACCGGATGCGCTACGCACCCCGCGGCAAACGTGCCCTGTAAACGGCTCGCACCGTTTACACAAGAGTTCCAATCTGGGCCGGCACCTGTTCCACAAATTGTAAATGGGCTGTATATTGATCAGACTGGCGCTCGACCGGTTGATGAATGCTTGCGATAATTTTACCGTACCCTCTTGACTTTAGTTTCTAGTGGTGCTATAATACGCACATAAACTAATTAACTGGAGTAAGA